CATCTACACTAGATGCTGGTCTAAATTCTTTTGCACCTTTTTCTTTTGCCCACTCTGTTGCTAAATTAATTAATTTAACAGGTACTCTAATACTTTTTCTTTTATATGGGTCAACAAATAACATTAGATCATGACAAAATATATCATCACTAAAAAAATATTTAGTTAAATGTACAATTATCATTCCTATTATTTTATCTTCATCTATTGCAACAAATCCCATTCCTTTTTCTGGTCTTTCTATTAAATGATCACCTAATTTTTGTAATCGTTCTCTACTAAATGAAATTGTTTTATATGTACTTTCTTTCCACATCTTTTCGCCAAGGTCTATCATTTGCTCAAAATCTTTTTTTTCCCATTTTCTAAATTGCATTATTCTCTTCCCCATTTAATATCTTGAACTGTCTGTGAAGAAAATGCCATACCTTGATCTGTACTAAAAAATCTTTGTTGTGATGTAGGGTTTGTTTTTCTTCCTGATATTTTTTCAAAATCTGCCCAATGTGAAACCAAAGCATAAATAATTTCTGTACTGTCATCTGATTCGTTTATTTCAAATGAATCTATTTGCCCATCATATAATAAAAAAGGGTCTGCAATAAGAGCATTATTATCATCTAAAAAACCTCTAAATATTTGTACTGAATCATTAACAACATTTTCATTTAAAGTAATTGATATAAAAGTTTGATCAACACCAGACAATCCTATTCTTAAAGAAGTTTTTGTAACACCTACCTCTTCTGAAAATTGTGACAGACCTTTTACAAAAGCAGTAGATGTATAAGTTACTGATGAACCTGACACAGAACTTGTTAAATCAAATGAACAATCTGTTAAATTAGAGGGGGTTGAAAATCCAAAAGTAATAAGATGTACTGGTCGTAAAACATATGTAGCCAATTCATTTTTTAATGCTGTCGTTAAGTTTCTCGTCATATAATTCGTATGTTGTTCTTACTGTTTGTTCTGTACCTTTTAACATAACAAAACTAAAAGTTCCATCAGGAATAGTATTAGCTTTTAAATCATTTTTAATCGTATCTATTTCACTTTCATCAACTACTTTTTCAGCAAAAAAGTCTGCACTTACATGATGTCTTATTAAGTATTTTACCATTATAAAGATTCTTCAACATCTAACTCAAACTTGTATAAAACATTACCATCTTTATCAGCACCAATAGCACCAAATTCTTGCATTTCATTTACAAGATAAACTGTAAAAGGAATATTATCGTAAGTAACAGAAGAATCATCTGCCAATGCTTCTCTTAACGGTGGTTCTATTGTAACCGTTGCTGCATTAGAAGAACTTGTTACATCTGCAACAACCATATAAACTTTACCATGTGCAAATTTTATAAAGTCACCAGCTTTAAGTCTGCCTGCACCATCACTAGCAAATCCGTCTAAAGCAATAGTTGTATCACCAGCTGTATGACTACCATTAACTAATAAAGTTCCTGTTTCATTACCTCTAGCATTTGATACTTCTGGTGGAATTATCGTAAATGATTCTTTTGATGATCTTTGTTTCATTATAAAAGCCATTAACTCTCCGTAAACATCTGACCGTTTTGCTGTAATAATATCTGCTGTAAATGCAAATTTTTGACCATCTATTTGTCTTGCTAATCTTTTTCCACTAGCAGATTTTGATATTAAAGTTTTTTGAATAGACTTTATACCTAGTGTTCTAAATTTAGCATTTGATATTGGAAAAGCACCTGACATTAAATTAAAGCCTCTCTTCCTCTTTCATTAACTGATTCGTTAATTATTCTTGATATTGTTCCTCTTCTTGAAACTAATAAATCATCAAAACCTTTTGCATCAACTGTTGTTATATTAAAATTAACAATTGCACCAACACCACCTCTAGCAGATTGTGTTATCTGTCCTGTTTGATTTGGTACAAAAAGCTCTGGTCCTTTTTCACCAACAAGAATAGGTTTGCCTTTACCAACTGCACCACCTGATTCAAAACCTTTAATCTTATCTACTAATTTCATTCCAGCACCTATTGCCGCCCCAGCCGCTGCAATGTTAAATGGAAATGGTATTGATGCAAATGTTTTTAATGCGCCTTTATAAACTGATATAAGTCCCTCTCTTATAGCTTGAAACTTAAATATCTCTGTTGCTTTCTTCAATGCTGATGTTACTGCTTGACCAACCAATGCTTCAACTAATGATCTAATAATTGCATCTTTTAAAGTTTTAAAACTTAATTTTCCTGTCATTACAAAATCAGTAATACTTGATTTTAAAGATTGTAAAGATGTTTCACCAGCTTGTTTAAATCTTTCAAATACAGTTACATCAAATTCTTTTTTTAGTCCTTCACCAAAACCTTCAAATGCTCCTTTTTGAATTTCTGGTTCTAATAGTTTTGCTAATTTTTGTTGTTCGTCAAAAATATTTCTTGATGAACCAATTAATCTTTTAGCTCTTCTATCTTCTGCATCTTGAACTGCTTTAACTAACTGATGGTGAGATTCAAAAATATTAAATGTTTTTTTTGCTTCTTTTGTTTGTTCTTTTTGGTTTTCTAATATTCCTAACTGTAAATGTTTTTTTCTCATATGAGAAGTATTATGGTGATGTAGTAAACCTGATTCTGTTTCTAATTGTGCTAATTGAGCTTTTTTAATTGCTATCTGTTCTCTAATTGCAACTTTAGATGCTCTTCCTGAGTTTGTTAATCTTGCTTCTAATTTTTTTATATCTTCTTCTAATTCTTTAAATGTTGGTAAATCTTCATTTAGTTCACCCTTGAATTCTTTAAACTTATGTATCAAGAAACCCATGGCAGATGCAAAAACAGTAATACTACCAAAAATAATATTTCTTTTAGTTGCCATATTAAATCCGTTCATAGCAACTGTCATTCCAGCTATTGCAGTTGTTACACCATGAAAGAATGTTGCAACTTTTAAAGCTATTAAACCACTTAAAACTGTAACAACACCATTTATATTTTCTTTTAAAAAAACTATTGTATCTACAAGACCTTTAAATGCTATTCCTAAACCTCTACCAATTTTCTCTGCAATAATATCTAGTTTATCTGCATTACTTTCTAAAAATTTGTCTAGGTCACCAAATTGTTTTTTAAGTTCTTCAAATAAACCTGCCTCTAATAAAACTTTTTTAAAGTTAAATATTTTATCGCCAATCATTGACAATGTACCAGCAAATGTTTGTGCTAATTCATCTGTTGATTTACCAAACCTACCATCTCTACCAAAAACTTTTTCAAATGCCGCTACTGTGTCTTCAATAGATACTGTTGCACCAGCTTTAAAGCCAAGCATGTTTCTTACACCTTTTTCTCTAAATAAATCTGCTGCACCTATACCAGCACTAAATGATCTTTGTATTTGTTCTGATGCTGTTCTAAAATCTAATCCTGTTACAGCGGCAACATTACCTGTTATTTCAAGCATGTTTTGTAAATCTTCTGCGTTATCTGTAACTGTTGCTAAAATACCAGAACCAGCTTGTATTTCTTCTAGTGAAAAAGGTACTTTAGATGCAAACTTGACCATATTGTCAAATGCTTTTGCACCTTCGTTTGTATCTTTAAGTAAAAATTTTAATCTGACTCTTAAATTTTCTAGTTCTTTTCCTGTGTTAACTAAATTTCTAGTTACTAAACCAGCACCCAAACCTATAAAAGCTGTTTGCAAACTAAATATAGAACTTTTTAATCTACCTAATGCACCTCTTATACCACCAAGTACTGCTTTCGTACGATCTCGTGCAACTATGTCTATGTTTAATTTTTGACTTGCCATTATATGTTAAACTTTCTTGCTTCAGCTAATTTCTTCTCATTATTATACTGATCTTGCTCTTTTTTCAAGTAAGCTAACCAAAGATTATAGTGAGACATAGGCATATCTAAAACTTGTTGAATTGTAAGTTTTAATCTATCTGCGACTACCAATAATGTGTGAATATCAGTGTCGCTATTTACTTTTTTTCTGCCTCTGCAAATGAAGTGTCTAGTAAGATTTTGTTTGCTATTGTGGCAACAATATTTGAATCAGCTTTTTTTCTTAATGCAAACTTATCTTCTGGTTGAAATGCTTTTTTTAACTCACCTTTTTCATTTTTAACCATTAACTTCATAATGATTAAATCTACCAATACTGTTAGATCAGAAAAATTATTAGACTTTTTAAATATAATATTTTTTTCTTCTAATGTTAAAGGTTCAGAATAAAAGACAGATGGATTACCATGTTCATCTTTCCATTCTTCTACTTCAATAGTTAACGATTGCAAACTTTCAAAGTGAGATTTAACTCTGTCGATAACTGACATAAAATATTATTAGACAGTAGCTCTTGTTAATGTCCCTGTGCCTTGAAAAGTAACTGATCTTGAAATGATTGCGTCCATAGCATTATTAACTGACATTCCTGTAACAATTCCTGTTCCTGTAAAACTTTCGTCTCCAGAAGAATTACCCTCTGGTAATAAAACAAAAGATATAGAACTTCCTACTGTTAAAGTTTGTTGTGGTGAATCAGTTTCGTCATAGTGCATTTCAAGAGTACCTGAAAATGATGTTCTTCCAGCTACAAATGATTTAGTTGCATCTGTTAAAGCTGTATCCTCTACAACATCGCCTGTTGTTTCTAATGTAAAACCAGTAAGTTCACCTATACCAGTTCCACCAGCTTTAACTACTCCTTCTTTTCCGTGATG